CAATATCTTCCGATGCTAGGTTTGGAATACTTTCCAAGTCTGGAGCAGATGCCAAAAAAATGTTCACAGATAAAGTTGTACCCATATCAGTTAACTACCCGTTCTTTTTTAAACCCATTCAAGATGGCATGGACAGGCCGAAGACTGAACTGGCATATCGTGTTCCGGCATCAAAGCTTACTAGAAGAAAGCTTGAGTCGAATGAACAACTTAGGGAACTAGATGGTCTTGATACAACTATTGACTGGAAAAATACAGGTGATAACTCTTATGATGGTGAAAAGCTAAAACTATTAGCTCATGATGAAAGTGGTAAATGGGAAAGACCTGATAATATATTAAACAACTGGAGGGTTACAAAAACTACACTACGTCTTGGTTCTAGAATTGTAGGTAAATGTATGATGGGCTCAACTTCAAACGCTTTAGACAAAGGTGGAGACAACTTTAAAAAATTATACTACGCTTCAGACGTTACTAAAAGAAATAGAAACGGACAAACATCTTCTGGGCTCTATAGCTTGTTCATTCCTATGGAATGGAACTACGAAGGATTCATCGATACTAATGGATTACCTGTCTTCATTGGAGGCAAAACTCCAGTCAAAGGAGTTGATGGCTATGAAATTACAACAGGAGTTATCGAACACTGGGAAAACGAAGTCGACGGTTTAAGAGAAGATCCTGATGGTTTAAATGAATACTATAGACAGTTTCCAAGAACTGAAGCACATGCTTTTAGAGACGAAACAAAAGATAGTTTATTTAACTTGACTAAAATATACGAACAAATTGATTTTAATGCTGAGCTTAATAATTCAGCAGCTGTTACAACAGGTAGTTTTCAATGGGAAAACGGTATTAAAGATTCAAGGGTTATATTTAGTCCAAATAGAAATGGTAGGTTCCAGATAAGCTGGGTTCCACCTAAAAACCTCCAAAATCGAGTGATACTAAAGAATGGAGTTAAATACCCTGGAAATGAACACACTGGAGCTTTTGGTTTAGATAGCTACGATATATCAGGCACAGTTGACGGTAAAGGTTCTAATGGAGCTTTACACGGACTTACAAAGTTTTCAATGGAAGACGTGCCGCCAAATCATTTCTTTTTAGAATATATATCAAGGCCGCAAACAGCTGAGATATTCTTTGAAGATGTATTAATGGCAATGGTATTTTATGGTATGCCTATACTTGCTGAAAATAACAAACCTAGGTTTTTATACTATTTAAAACGAAGAGGTTATAGAGGTTACTCTATGAATCGCCCTGATAAAGTTTGGAATAAACTTTCTACAACTGAAAAAGAAATAGGTGGAATACCTAACACAAGTGAAGATATTAAGCAAGCACATGCTGCTGCTATAGAATCTTATATAGAAAACTATGTAGGATTAAAAGAAGATGGTTATGGAGACATGTACCATCAAAAGACATTAGAAGATTGGTCTAAGTTCAATATTAATAATAGAACAAAGCACGATGCTTCGATAAGTTCAGGTTTAGCTATAATGGCTTGTAATAAAAATAGGTATACACCTGTTAATAAAAGACAAATGAAATCTGTAGCTTTAGGTATTAAAAGATATGATAACACGGGTTATAATTCAAAAATAAAATAGATGATAAATACTAATTACAATAGTTCTTTTCCAGATCAGGTTGTACCAGATGTTGAAAAAGCTTCTTATGAGTATGGTCTACAAGTAGGTAGAGCCATAGAGTCTGAGTGGTTTAGAAACGACAGAGGTTGGTACGATAGATTTAATACGAACTATAATAATTTCCATAGACTAAGGTTATATGCTAGAGGAGAACAATCTATTCAAAAGTACAAAGACGAATTATCTATTAATGGTGACTTATCTTATTTAAACTTAGACTGGAAACCCGTACCAGTTATACCTAAGTTTGTAGATATTGTTGTAAACGGTATGTCTCAAAGATCTTACGATATTAAAGCTTATGCTCAAGATCCTGAGTCTATAATGAAAAGAACTGCTTATGCTGAAGCTCTGCAAAGAGATATGATGCAAAAAGATCTTATCAACCAAATACAACAAATGACAGGGTTGGATGTTTCTAAATCACAAGGTAAAGGTTTAGAAATGGAAAACGAAGAAGATCTACAGCTTCATATGCAAATGGATTACAAAGAATCTATTGAAGTAGCTGAAGAGGAAGTTATTAATAATGTATTAGCTAATAATAAATATGATTTAACTAGAAGAAGATTAAATCAAGATTTAACTATATTAGGCATTGCAGCTACTAAAACTTCTTTTAATAGATCAGAAGGTGTTACTGTTGATTATGTAGATCCAGCAAGTTTAGTTTACTCATATACTGAAGACCCTAACTTTGAAGACTTGTATTATGTAGGTGAAGTAAAACCTATTAGCTTATCAGAGCTTAAAAAGCAATTTCCATATTTAACGCCTAACGAATTAGAAGAAATACAAAAATATCCAGGTAATCAAAACTACACTAGAAACTGGAGTGGTCGTTATGATGATGACACTGTACAAGTATTATATTTTGAATACAAAACATATACTAACCAAGTATTTAAAATAAAGCAAACTGCATCAGGACTTGAAAAAGCATTAGAAAAACAAGATACATTTATAGATGCACCAGAAGGCGATAACTTTAAAAAAGCATTTAGATCAATTGAAGTACTATATTCAGGAGCTAAAATACTAGGGCATGAAAAAATGCTTGAGTGGAAAATGGCTGAGAATATGACTAGACCATATGCTGATACTGTTAAAGTTAATATGAACTATAACATCGTAGCTCCTAGATTATATAAAGGAAGAATAGAGTCTATAGTTTCACGTATCACTGGTTTTGCTGATATGATACAGCTAACGCATTTAAAACTGCAACAGGTGATGTCTAGGATAGTACCTGATGGTGTTTATATGGATATAGACGGTTTAGCAGAAGTAGATTTAGGTAACGGCACTAATTATAATCCAGCAGAAGCATTAAATATGTATTTCCAAACTGGTAGTATAGTTGGTAGATCAATGACTCAAGATGGTGGTATGAACCCAGGTAAAGTTCCAATACAAGAACTTTCTACATCAAATGGCATGGGTAAAATACAATCACTGATACAGACTTATGAGTATTATCTTAAAATGATTAGAGATGTGACGGGACTTAATGAAGCTAGAGATGGTACGTTACCAGACAAGCAATCATTAGTTGGTTTACAAAAACTTGCCGCTGCTAATTCAAACGTAGCTACAAGACACGTATTACAAGCTAGTTTATATTTAACTCTTAGAACTTGTGAAAACATATCATTAAGAGTTGCCGATGCTTTAATGTTTCCAATGACCAAACAGTCTTTAATGTCTAGTATATCTAGATATAACGTAGGAACATTAGAAGAATTATCTACTTTAAATATGCATGACTTTGGTATATTCTTAGAACTAGAACCAGATGAAGAGCAAAAACAAGTACTAGAACAAAATATTCAAATAGCTTTACAAGCTGGACAAATAGATCTTGAAGATGCTATTGACATTAGAGAAGTTGCTAATTTAAAGTTAGCTAATCAAATGTTAAAAAAGCGTAGAAAAGATAAAGCAGCTAGGGACCAACAAGCTCAACAAGCTAATATACAAGCACAAGCACAGGCTAATGCTCAATTAGCAGAACAAACAGCTATGGCAGAAGCTCAGAAACAACAAATACTAACTGAGCAAAAGATGCAACTTGAGAAAGCTAAAAGTGATTTTGAAGTACAAAAGATGGAGAGAGAAGCACAAATTAAACAACAGTTAATGGAACTAGAGTTTAATTACAATATGCAACTTACTCAAGCTCAAGGGCAAAGCAGAAAAACTCAAGAAGAATTTAAAGAAGATCGTAAAGACGAACGAACTAAAATACAAGCAACGCAACAATCTGAGTTAATAGATCAAAGAAAAAATGATTTATTACCGAAGAACTTTGAATCCGCAGGTAATGATACTATGGGTGGATTTGGCTTAGAGCAGTTTGGCCCTAAGTAATTTTTAATAACTATTATATTATATTATGTCAAAAGAAGTAAAAGAAGAAGGTTCTTTTAAAGTAAAAAAGAAACCAGGTAGACCTAAAAAACTTACCAATAAAGGAGAAACAATAAAAGTAGATTTATCTAAAAAAGAAGAAAAAGTAGAAGATGCCGTTCAAGAGCAAACAACAGATGAAGTACTTGTTCGCGACGAACCCAAAGCTAGCGAAGAAGTTTCTAAAGAAAACATCGAAGAAACAACTGAAAAACCTACCGAAGAAGAAAAAGTAATTCCAATACAAGAAATTACTGAAGAGCCTAAGGTAGAAGAAACTAAAGAGCCAGTTATGGAAACTGCTCCAGAGCCTGCTAAACCAGAAATTAACTTACCAGAAAATGTAGAAAAGTTAGTTAAGTTCATGGAAGAAACAGGTGGCACAGTTGAAGACTACGTTAGATTAAATGCTGATTACAGCAACGTAGATGATAATACTTTAATTAGAGAATACTACAAACAGACTAAACCACACTTAGACATGGAAGAGGTTAACTTCTTATTAGAAGATAACTTTTCATTTGACGAAGATGTGGATGAAGAGCGAGATATAAAGAAAAAGAAACTTGCCTTCAAAGAAGAAATTGCTAAAGCCCGTAAATTTTTAGAGGACACTAAGAGTAAATACTACGACGAAATCAAGTTGAGACCCGGCGTAACTCAAGACCAACAAAAAGCAATGGACTTTTTCAATAGATACAACGAAGAACAGAAAATGGTTCAAGATCAACACAAGAGGTTCCAAAGTAACACTAAAAGCTTCTTTAACCAAGAATTCAAAGGTTTTGACTTCAATATTGGTGAAAAGAAATTTAGATATGGAGTTTCGGATACTGATGGTGTTGCTAACACCCAATCTGATCTAACTAATTTTGTTGGGAAGTTCCTAAACGAGAAAGGTGAAGTAAAAGATTATGCTGGTTACCACAAAGCCATTTATGCTGCTGAAAACGCTGACACAATAGCTAATCATTTCTATGAGCAAGGCAAAGCCGATGCTGTAAAAGATATGATGGCTAAATCCAAAAATGTAAGTAACGAACCTAGAGTAACATCTACTGGCGATGTATTTATTAACGGATTAAGAGTAAAAGCAATTAGCGGTGTAGATAGTTCTAAGTTAAAAATAAAAACAAAACAAAAATAAAACTTAAAACTAATACAAAATGGGATTAGATATAACTAATGCTCCAGGATTACAACCTCACCAAAAAAAGCAAGCTCTAGATACCAACTATCTAGCGTTTAATAGCTCTACTGGTGGTGGGACTTTTGCTGAGCAATACCTTCCGGAATTATATGAAGCGGAAGTAGAGAGATTTGGTAACAGAACGTTACAAGGTTTCTTAAGAATGGTTGGCGCTGAGATGCCAATGACATCGGATCAAGTAATTTGGTCTGAACAAAATAGATTACACGTTTCTTATGACGTTGCAAATATTAAATCTGGTAGTTCTACTGTAATTGAAGTACAAGTTGAAAATCAAAAGCAATGTGTTGTTAGAAAAAATCAAACTGTTGTTATTTCAGATGGCTTAAACACTGTAAAAGCTAAAGTATCAGATGTTTCAAGTGTGACTTCATGGAGTGGAACTCCTGCAGTAGGAACAGCTGAAGTTACTGTTGTTACTTATAAGGTTGCTGATTTAACAACTAGCACTGGGCTAACCGCTGGTGATTCTGTTAAATTATTTGTTTATGGATCTGACTTTGGTAAAGGCACTGATGGCATGGACGCTGCGGGTAACATTTCTGCAAATGGTGTTTCTGCTATTCAGCCTGATTTTACGCAATTTTCAAACAAGCCAATTATATTGAAAGACATGTATCAGGTTAATGGATCTGATGCTGCTCAAATTGGTTGGGTTGAAGTTGCTACTGAAGATGGTACTTCTGGATACTTATGGTATCTAAAAGCTGAATCTGAAACTAGATTAAGATTTGAAGATTACTTAGAAATGAGTATGGTTGAAGCTGAAAAAGATTTAGCTGGTGCTACTACTCCAAGTGGATCTGAAGGTTTATTTGCTGCTATTGAAGCAAGAGGAAACATTTACAACGACTTTGCTGGTGCTGCTGCTCCAGGATCTGGCGCTCTAGGTGATTTTGACGCTATTCTTAAGCAATTAGATAAGCAAGGTGCAATTGAAGAAAACATGTTATTCTTATCTAGAGCTACTGCTCTTGATTTTGATGATATGATTGCTGCTCAAGCTGGTGGAGGTTATGCTTCTACTGTTAATGCTTCTTATGGTTTATTTAACAACGAAGAAGATATGGCACTTAACTTTGGATTTTCTGGTTTTAGAAGAGGTTCTTATGACTTTTACAAAACTGACTGGAAATATCTAAATGATGCATCTACAAGAGGTTTAACTGGAGACATTGATGGTGTTATGATTCCTGCTGGAACATCTACTGTTTATGATCAAATGTTAGGTCAAAATATCAGACGCCCTTTCTTACATGTAAGATATAGAGCTTCTGAAGCTGATGATAGAAGAATGAAGTCTTGGGTTACTGGTTCAGTAGGTGGAGCTTACACTTCTTCTTTAGATGCAATGCAAGTACATTTCTTATCTGAAAGATGTCTTTGTGTACAAGGTGCAAATAACTTCGTGTTATTTAAGTCTACTATATAATTATTAACATTTTAAAGATTAGAAATTATGGGACATATAAAATTAGCAAAAGCCAACGGTGAGTTTGATATAGTATCAGCTGACAATGTTGGGCATGTAAAAGAAAGTGATACAGGCGATGATGTTGAAATAGCTTATACAAGTGGTTATAAAGCAACTATCGCTGGTGCAGGTGCTTACGCTCAAGCTGACGTGTTTAAAGTAGTTAAAGCTTTAGACATTATGGAAGGCGCTTCTGGCGTTGCTCCATTAGTAGAGCTAAGTTCAAAAGTAACTGGAGTTACAGTAGCTTCTATTTAATAGAACAAAAATAAGATCCCGCTTCGGCGGGGTCTTTATTAATTATTATATTATATTATATTATGGAAACAAAAGAAAAAAAGACTGCAGTTAAACCTGTAGCAAAAGAAATTAAAAAAGATACTTGGGAAATTAAAGATAGATTTTATCATTTATTAAACGACAAATCTCCTTTAACATTTAGAATTAATTCAAAGCATTCTGCTAGAAAACCTCTAATGTACTTTGACGAAAAAAAAGGCTACAATAGAGAGCTAAGATATGCAACTAATATGAAAAGTCCATTTGTTGATGAACAAGTAGGATCTGCAACTTTAGGACATATTGTTTTTGAAGATGGTGTATTAATGGTACCTAAATCTGACGTAGCTTTACAAAAAATGCTTTCACTATACCATCCAAACAGAAATAAATTATATTCTGAAAAAGATGATGTGCAAGAAGCAACTGATGATTTAGATTATTTAGAATTAGAAATAGAAGCTTTAAATGCTGCTATGACTATGGATATTGACCAAGCTGAAGCAATATTAAGAGTTGAATCTGGTTCTAGTGTATCTAAGATGAGTTCTAAAGAACTTAAAAGGGATTTAATGTTATTTGCTAGATCAAACCCTAGTTTGTTTATAGAATTAGCAAATGATGAAAATGTTACTCTTAGAAACTTTGGTATAAGAGCTACTGAAGCTAATATACTAGGTTTATCTCAAGATCAAAGAACATTTACTTGGGCTAGTAATGGTAGAAAATTAATGAACGTTCCTTTTGACGAAAACCCATATTCAGCTTTAGCTGCGTGGTTTAAAACTGATGAAGGTGTTGAAGTTTACAAATCTATCGAGAAAAAGTTCAAATAACAAGTGACTATAATTACGAGGGGTTACACAAGTAACCTCTCTTTTTAAAATATTAAAAATGGCAATAAGCGTAGATACTGTATATAAAACTGTATTACTTATTTTAAATAAAGAGCAAAGGGGTTATATGACGCCTGATGAATTTAATAAAATAGGTAGCCAAGTACAAAGAGAAATATTTGAGGCTTACTTTGAAGACTTAAATCAACAGCTACGTATACCTCAGTCTGATGTAGAATATTCAGATAGAGTTGCTATTACAGATGAAAAAATTGCAGAATTTAAAACTGAAAACGACCAAACAGTAGCTGAAAAAACTATTGGTGGCACAAATCCTTTTACAACTCCTTCTGAGTTATATAGATTAGGCTCAATCACTTATGAACCAAATACTGCAACATATAAAGAAATGCAGAGAGTAGGTAGGGCTGAAATATACAATATTAGAAAAGCTCCTTTAACTGCACCTACAATTAATTATCCAATATACTTATACGAAGATAATAAAGCTTTAGTTTATCCAAATACAATAGTTGATCCTGCACATGTTAAAATGCAATATGTTAAGAAACCAACTGATGTTAATTGGGCTTACACAACTGGTAGTTTAGGTCAATTAGTGTACGATTCTGCTAATTCTACTGATTTTGAACTACATAACTCCGAAAGAACTGAAGTTGTTTTAAAAGTACTATTGTATCAAGGTGTAGTAATAAGAGATCCACAAATAGTACAAGTTGCTGCATCGAGAGTACAACAAGAAGAAGTAAACGAAAAATCATAATAAATGGGACTTATAACAGAAACTAATGCTGAATATTACACTGGAAATAATTACGGTAGCTACATATATATAAGTCTAGATGATATTATAAATAACTTTATAGTAGCATATATTGGAGCTGGTAAACTAATTCCATCAGCTAAAAGAACTGATATAATGTTTCATGCTAAAAGAGGTTTACAAGAATTTAGCTATGATACTTTAAAAGTTATTAAATCTCAAGAGTTAACTATACCACCGAGTTTGTCATTAGCAATACCTCAAGACTATGTTAACTATGTTAAATTATCTTGGATAGATAATGCAGGTGCTAAACATATTATATATCCAACTAGAGTTACTTCTAATCCAAGCGAATTACCAATACAGGATAATACAGGTCAACCTACTCAAGATCAAGCAGGCGCTAATTTACTTTCTCAACAATCTTTAACTGAAGAAAGATGGAAAAGCCAAGACCAAACAAATAACTGGAGGCCAGATGATTATAGGTATCCTTTTAATGAAGGTTTAATAGGTCAAAGATATGGATTACAACCTGAAGAAGCTCAAGTAAATGGTAAGTTTACAATAAATGAAAGAACAGGTACATTTTCTTTTTCAAGTGATTTAGCAGGTAAATTAATAATACTAGAATATATATCTGATAATTTAGCCTATGATGCTGACATGAAAGTTCCTAAAATGGCTGAAGAAGCAATGTACATGCATATAGCTTATTCTATATTATCAGGTAGATCAGGTGTTCCAGAGTATATAGTAAATAGATTTAAAAGAGATCGTTCTAGTGCCCTTAGAAACGCTAAAATACGTTTAAGCAATATAAAGATTGAAGAGATCGCTCAAGTGTTTAGAAACAAATCTAAATGGATTAAACATTAAGTATGCCAGAAATTAAAAATACTTTTTTAAAGTCTAA